GGAATAATGACAAATACGGACTAAAAAGAAAGCAATTCGAATGCTTTAACCCAGATAAGAATCACGTATATTCTAGATTCTATATACCGTTTAGAGATAAGAAAGAAGATTCATATAAAAAGTTTATACCAGCTCTTCCTTCCGATAACCCAAACCCAGCAGTAAAAGAATGGGTGGAAGATATAATAAGAACAGGAGATACTGCAACAATCGAAAGGCAGATTCATGGTAATTTTGATTATGATGATGATCCTAGAAAGCTTTGTGATTATGATGCCATATGCGATATGTTTACAAATAGTCACATACAAGGAGGAACGGCTTATATTAGTGCAGATTTAGCCATGCAAGGAAGAGATAAATTTATTGCTGGGGCTTGGAATGGACTAATATGTAATGTTGCGTTGGATATAGATAAGTGTGGGGGGAAAGAAATAGAATTAAAGCTTAAAGAACTAAAGACAGCCAATTGCGTTGGCAATAGTAATATAGTTGCGGATAGTGATGGATTAGGGGCTTACCTAGAGTCATACATTAAAAACATTAAAACGTTTCACGGAGGTACAAGCCCAAAGAATAAAAAAGAATTTGGAAATTTAAAAGATGAATGCGGGTTTAAACTTGCCGAGATGATAAACAAAAGACTTCTTAGGGTTGAATGTAGCCCACAACAAGAAGAAGCAATAAAACAAGAGTTGTCTATATGTTTGAAGCGAGATAGCGTTGATGTAGATAAGAAAAGACTAATCAAAAAAGACTTGATGAAAGAGAAGCTTGGTCATTCTCCCGATTACTTAGATATGCTATTAATGAGAATGCTATTTGAGATCAAAAACGTTGAAACATGGTAAGATAATTATTTTCATTACCTTTAAATATAATTTGCAAATTATAACATTATGAATTTAAATTTTAAACAGGCATTTCAGACGCTACTAGGAAAGGATAGTTCTTTTTTTAGTAACTTCTTTTTTGGCGGTCAAGTAATAGATACGGGTGCATACAACAGAAGCCAGTTAGTTAACGCATATGAGACAGGAATTGAAGTAAGAACAGTGATCGATAGATATGCGGCTGGCTTCGCTTCTATACCCATTAAGTTAGTTAAAAAGGATGGGGAAGCGGTTGAAAAAGATTGGAGATTAGATTTAATTAAGAACCCTAATATCTTACAGACTCAGCAACAATTTGAATTTGAAGTAGGCTTACAATACGGCATCTTTAATGAGTATTTTGTTCAAGGTGTCGATATGGGCGTGGCATTGGATAAGGGCAAGGTTAAGGGTTTAAATATTCTACAAGGTCAATATGTATCGTTTAAATTAGATGATAACGGCAACATTACTAAGTACGTTAATTCATGGAACAACACAAAAGGATTAGAACCAGAAGAAGTAAAAGCTACAATTGGTACTGTTTTAGATCCACAAACAACTAAACACGCAACATCAAAGCTAGTAACAGCCAGTAAGGTAATTAAGAAGCTAGAGCAAGCACACGATAACGAAACAAATTCATTTGCAAATAACGGGGTTGGTTTTATTGTATCTGCTAAGAGCGAAGATTCATACACTAAAGAGCAACACGATAATATGCTTGAAAGGTGGAACGATTCAACGAAAGCGGGAAGTATTGGCGCAACATCTGGAGCTATTGACGTTCATAATGTAACTAAATCACCTTCCGACTTAGGAGTATTAGAATCAAGCAAGCAAGGGCAAAAGGCATTAGGATTAGTTTTTAATATGCCGTTAGCACTACTTTCAGAAGAGGCTAGCACATACGATAACGTACAAGGAGCAGAGAAGTCGTTTGCTTTAAATGTACTTATTCCTGATAAGAATTTATACTGCGAGAAGTTAACCGAGTTTTTGAATTGTGAAAAGGATGGTTTAAAATTCGTGGTTGATGTTGATCGAGTTAGGCAGATTCAGAAAGATCCTAAAGAAGCATTAGACGCTCAAGAGTTAGCAAGAACAAGCATAAATGAGAAGCGAGCAGCAATAGGATTGCAGCCTTTAGATGGTGCTGAATATGATATGCCAGTACTTAAGATTAACGACCAATTAGGTTACGCGCCAGACTTTAACGAAACTGATCTTTCCTAATGGGAATAAAACAACAATTAAAAGCAGAATCTAGGAAAAATGCGGTGTTCGTGGCTAATTATTCACGAACACTAAAAGCATTACGCCAAAACTCAATTGATGTGGTTCTTGACCATATGACAGGTAGCGAGGAAACATTAGCAGATAACGCCGCCGCATTAGTTAATGAGGATTATCTACCAATGTTTTACAAGCAACTTTACACGGGCGTAGGTAGTTATTGGGCGCGTAGACAATACAACAACTTACTAGGGTTAAAGCAGGATGTTTACGATGCTGTTTGGCAAATGGATTTGCAGAATTGGGTAGATGCTAACACGGGTAAATTAATTAAGTCAGTACAGGGCACATTAAAAGCATGGGTAAGAAAGACCGTTCAAGATTATGTTGAGATAGCCATTGAAGAGGGTGTAGGATTAGAGCAATTAACACAAAGAGCAAAGGAAGTACTTTCTAATTCGTTTACAGGATATCAAGAATATAAAGTAAGACAGATTGTGTCGCAAGAAGTATTGTCAGCATATTCAGTTTCAAACAAAATAGGGGCTGATAGCACACAGCTAGAATACAACAAGCAATGGATATGGAGCGGATCAAAAAATCCTCACCATAACCACATCCCATTAGATGGAAAGGTCATTGGCAAGGATGAGCTGTTTCAGGTTGGTCAATATACCGCTAAATACCCAAGAGATACTACACTGGGAGCGGAAGAAAGTATTGGTTGTATGTGCGCTTGTATTTATCGCGCTAAGTGATATTTAAATAAACCCCTACGTTAATAGGGGTTTTGTTTTAATCTGCTTTAAATAGTTTCCTTATCCATAGTGGTATGCTATTAATTTTGTACTCTAAGCTATACAATCGTTTTACTTTTTCTTCGTAACACTCTTGTAATTCTATATGCTCTTTTCTTAAATCAAATTTTTCCATATCAGTATTTAGCTTTTTAATCTTATCAATGACCACGTTCAACCTGTTGCCATTGGCTTTTTCTTGCTCGAATCTAATGTAATCAATCACATCATTAAATCTACCCCCAACATTATCATTATTGCCGTTGTGAAATATAAATAAACTAGTAGCCAATTCGTTAACCTTTGCAGCGTGAATTTTTTTACAGTGGTCAAAAGTTCCAGAGTATAAAACCTTATCGCCTTGCTTTACCTCTACCATTTTACTACTAGAAACATCATTATAAAAGCATTCAACAGCAATGAATTGCAAGTGCTCGCAAAAATATACATTAAACTCTTTGCCTATTGGTTCTCCACCTTGATAGGCTCTTATTTCATCTCCTTTTATTTTTTTCATATCTAAAATATTAAAGTTATAACACCCCAAACGACAGAAGAAGAAGCAATTCCAACGATCACCCCAAATAATACTCCTGTTTTTCTTTTGGCTATCTGTACTCTTATTTCTTGGTTCTGTAATTGCACAAACGCTTCTAAATCTTCGCAGTCTTTTTTATAGTCTCTATCTAGCATTTTTAATCCTTTCGTTAATTTCGTTTTGTTTCTTTGCTCTCTGATCTTTCTTAATCAACATGCTTACATAGGTTGAAAACTTCTTTTCTGATCCAAAAAACTCTGTTGCTTCATTATCTGCCCATTCGTGCAGTTTCTCGTCGATTGTAATGTGTGCTGTTCTCATTTTATTAAGTTTAAGTTATTTATTAAAGTTTTGCCTTTGTGCATTATTACCCCATATCACCAAGAATAAGATTAATGCTAATTTCCATCCAAACCATAGTAAGCACAATCCTATTCCTGTTAAACCTATTAATCCACATATTATCTTGACGGCTCTAATTGTCTTTTTATTCATTTCTTTAAGTTTTAGTTAAACATGCACAAATATACTAAACATTAAATAAACACACAATAGACACATAAGTAAAACAAATATCAAATGCAAATCTATTAGTATGTTTTTCAACATATTTTTTGTAAATTAGCAGTATTAAATATCTGTTAAAATATTAACATGAATAAATTAGAACACAAAAATCTACTTATATCTGGCTTAGAGGTGAAAGAAGATGATAACGGAACTCTTTTAGAGGGTTACGGTGCATTCTTTGGAAACATTGACTCTTACGGTGATATAATTGAAAAGGGTGCGTTCTTCGAGACTATTAATGGAGAGAATAAGGATAGAATTGCCTTTTGTTATCAGCATAGAATGGATGAACCTATCGGCAAGATAGAAAACATGTATGAGGATGAAAAGGGATTGTTTGTATCTGTTAGAATCTCTAAGAGCGTGACTGGGAAATCAGAAAA